TTGCCAGCACGGTCAAAGGCGAAGCGGCGCGGGTTCCGCACGCGGATATCGGCGGGCACAATCCAGGTGCGGCGCGCGCCATCCACCTCAATCTCCGCCGCTTCCCAGATGATCTCCGCGACCGATATCCCGGTCAGCACCGCCGTCAGCAGGCCACGGCACGCACGGTCGAAGCGGATGCGCTTCAGCGCGGCCTTCACCAATTCCGCCGCCAGCACATCAGCCGGCGCTTCGCCACCTGGTTCCACCTGATATTCGCGCGCCACCACGGCATTGCGGCGCTTGCGCAGTACCGCGCCCGCATGGCCATCCCGCGCCAGGTCTTGATAGATGCCAAGGCCCTTGCTGCCACCGCGCGAGAGGATGATGTCGTCGCGCGTCTGCATCGTGAATGCGTAGTATTGGGCCGTGATGTCGCGTTCAAAGGTGGCGACTTCCTGCGCCAAGTCTTGCGGAAGGCGGGTGCCGCTCATGTGATTTCCTCAGCCAAGATAGGTTGTGACAGCGCCGTGCGGTGACATGCCCAAAATGCTGCCATCATCAGGCAGGGCCATGCTGTCGCTGCGCGGGATCGGGAAATTGGTCAGGCTGCCCCAGTCACGGCTGGCGGCGTAGATCACCAGCGCGGCGGCAATCGCCGCGTCGCCATGGCGCTGGCCAGCATTCGGATCGCGGTCTTCGCCCTTCGCGGTGACCTGGCGCTGCCGCACGCGCGCCACGCCATTCAGCAATTCAATCGCGCGGAAATCTTCCACCACCTGCGCATCGGCGGGAATGTCAAAGCTGGCATCCTGGAAGACCGCCTTCAATTTCGGCATGTGGTCGCGGTACCAGCCTTCGGTTAGGTGAATGCCTTCCACGCGATGCGCGCCGTAGCGTTGCATGGTGCGTTCGGCCAGCCAGGCGCCATTGCCGGTGCGGTCCAGCACCACGCCGGAAAGCCGGGGCAGGCGGTCCAGCAGATAGCACAGGATTTCGCGCTGCTGTTCGAAAGGCACGTTGCGCAATTCAATGGTGAAGGGTGTTTTGCGCATCAGGTTCGGCATGATCTGGGCTGGCCAGATCACGGAAAGATCAGCCACGCGGCCAAAATCTACCGCCGCCAGGCTGCGCAGCAGCGGGTCCAGCCGATCCAGCAGCGGGCGGATGTTGTCTTCACACCAGCGCAGCGTTTCAGCCGTGCGGATATGGTCGGGCTGATGCACGAAGGCGTCGGCGCAGGTGTAGCGCAGCACGGGAATGTCGCGGCTGGCGCGCGCTTCAATCAAATGCAGCGGCAGATATCGGCCGGAACCGGCGCGCGGCACCACATCCAATTCCTCGGTCGCGCTGTCGCCATAAAAGGCGCGGATTTCCGCCTTCCACGCGGCTTCGCCTTCGGCGGTCCATGGCACGCCCAGCTTCAACGCCACGCGGCGATACAGGCCTTGCGCGCAGGCTTCATCGAAGCTGGTGCGCAGCAGGTGGTAGGGCTTTCGCCCGGCGCGGATATCATTCACCAATTCAGCGAAGGGGTTTTCCGCACCGTCATGCGTGGACACCACCAGGATGCGCCCGCCCCAGATAAGCAGCGCCAAAGCAGCCTTTAACAGCTCCGGCAGATCATCATGGAAGGCCGCTTCATCGATGATGACAAACCCCTGCCGGCCACGCAAAGACCGGGGCCGCGATGCCAGGGCCAGGATTTCAAAGCCCGATGCAAACTTGATCCGGAAGGCAGCAATGTGCCGTTCCACCCCCTTTTCTTCCTGGTCCTGGAACAGGAATTCGCCAATCTCACCGGCGGCCATGCCAAGGCTGCGTGCCCACATGGCGCAGACATCAATAAACTCGCGCGCCATGTCCAAATTATAGCCGATGTAGAGCACATCCATCCCGCGATCTTCGCGCTTGGCGCCGGCCATCAGGATGGCTGGCGCAGCGACACCCCAGGTGGCGCCGATGCGGCGGGATTTTTCATAGACCGTGACGGAATGCTGCGACACCGCGCGCACCAGGTCGCGCTGGTATGGCAGCAGCACGCCTTCAATGTCGGGGCTACTCGAAGGCTTGTCGAGTATAGTCGAGTGCTGCGACTTCCGCGCGGCCATCACGCGCTGCCTTGTGCCGGCGCCTGGGCTGCCACGAAATTCGCCGCATTCCGGATCATGCGCGACAATTCGCGCGCCTGGTCGGCGTTCAGCACTGCGGTCATGGTGCTGGCATTCCGATGGTCCACCATCCTCACATAGACCAGCGGGCCTTCGCTGGTGATCTCAATGCCAAGCGGCGCCATCATTCCGCCACCCCCAGGATGCTGGCCTTGATCGCGCGCACCGTATCCGCGCTGAGGCCCTTCTCGCGCGCGACGGCTTCGGCGGCACGGGCAGCGCCGGCCTTGGCCTTTGCGGCTGCGCGATCTTCCACGCGCGCCACGAATTCCACATTCTGCCTGCTGGCGGTGGTCAGGCGCTGCACGGCTTCGGCCATCAGCGCCACGGATTTCGGATCTCGTACATGGGCCAGCGCGGCTTCGCTGCCTTCTTCCGCGCCTTCTTCGGCTGAGGCCAGGAAATCGAACAGGAAGCTGTGCATCATTTCAATGTTCAGCCGCGCCGTTTGGCTTTCGGGCGCATCGCCCAATTGGCGCACCAGCGCTTCAGATATGGCGCGGGATCGGCGCAGCCTTTCGCCAACCTTGTCCATCTGCTGCACATGCCGGCCCAGCGCGCTGCGGCTGACGGTCACTTCCATGCCTTGCAGGTGGTTCAGAATTTCATCCAGCGTGCGGCCCTGCTCGCGCAGCCGGCCAATGGCTTCGCGGATTTCGCTCGGCAGGCGCGCAATGGTGGAAGGCCGCACCATATCTCAATGCCCCGGCAGCGGGCGCGCGACACCCGGATGCGGTCGCCCGCCCGCGACATCAACGCCATCTTCCGTGGCGCGCGCCACCCAGATCACGCCATCATCCAATTCGCGCAGCGTGATCAGGCGGTGATCCTTCAGCCAGGTCAGATCAGCGCGCAGCATATCCCGCGACACTTCATGGCCGAGCGACGCCAGCGCGCGCTTCAGCACGCTGTCATTCAGCGCGTAGTCGTGATCTTCGGCCAAGGCGCGCAGGATGATCAGGCGCCGGTCTTCGGCCAGCAGCGCGGCGAAATCAGGCATCACGCTTCCCTTCCCTCAGCTGGTGATGCACCAACAGGCCGGTCTGGTGTTCCACCCGCGTGAGTATCTGCTGCACCCCACCAACCCGTTCCGCGACGACCGCGACCGCGCGATCCAGATCATTCACGCGGTGCTGTAGCGCGCTCAGATCATTATGAGACGGCATTTTCGTGAGGCGTTCTTCCACCTCATCCACCCGCTGCGCCAGCTTCCCCAGATCGCCACGCGCGGCGAAATCCCCCGCCAGCTTGAAGCGCAAAAACGCCAAAACAATACCGCCGACAATCGCGGCGGTGGTGACAATGGCGGCCAGATCGCGCCATTCCAAACTCACCATCATGTCTCATTCTCCGCTTCCTTCACCGGCGGCGGGGGCTTTGGCGCCGGTGCGGGGAAACGCGCGCGGATCCGCGCCAGCGCCTGGGCGCGGTGGCGTTCTTCCAATTCCTGCGCGACATCCACGTTATCGACCATCACTCATCCCCCTCATCATCACTTCCCGCACACGCGCCAGCCGAGACCGGCAATCTTCCCCGGCCTCAATCACATCCAACAAAAACACCATCAGATCAGCATCGGATGTCATGGCGGGCACCGGCGGTTCATCGCGGCAATTCAGCAGGCTTGGCGCCAGCGTCAGGCCGGGCGCTGGGCGGCTGGCTGGCGCGCAGCCGATCAAGACCAGCAGCAACAGCAGGGCTGGCCAGGCAGGCCGAGGTACGGTTCGCGGCATGGATGGTCCTTCGGATGGGCTCAATGCGTTCTTGCGTGGCGGCGGCGGCGGCGGCTTGGCGTTCCAGCGCGCTGATAACCTGCGCGCGTTCCGCCAGCGCTTGCTGCGCCACGGTCAATTCTGTTCTGGTTTCGGCAAGGCTTTCTTCCGCGCCCGCGCGGCGCCAGGCTTCCACGCGCCAGGCGGTGGCAAGGCCCAGCACCACCACCAGCAAGGCGCCGGCCAGATACGGCAAGGCTGGCTTCAGCAGCCAGGCTGTCAAACTGGCCATCATGGCGCGTCACCCGGGCGGCGAAGGGCGGCGGCGGCGGTGCGGAAATCCAGCGCGCCAACGCCCAT